ACATGGCTGACATATACGTTGTTCAGGTGATAAGAAGCTTCACCGTTGTGCAAAACATTGGGCAGTACGGGACACTGGAAAAGGCGCAGGAGGCTGCGAATCATGCAGCGTCATTTGTCCAGCTCGGGGCGAACGAGGCGGTTGTCATTTCGACGAATGGGAAGATGCTGCCGCCTGTCAAATCGGGTGAAGCTTGGCCGAGGTAACGCTGCGGTAATCGGGGGATTGAAGCCGATTCCGCATCGATTTCAGCGCAGCGGCTTCACGCGCTCAGTAGTCTTTTCGCCGGCGTGTGCGAGCGGCGCCCGCGCATGCTCGGGGGCCTCGGTCCCGCAGTGCGTCACGTTGATGTGTAGAGACTGGCTGGACGGGTTACTACTGCGACTGAGAATCCGGGTGCGGTAGGACTGACACGAGCTTGTTGTCTTGGAACTCGTATTGCGCTTGCGGTGCCTTAACCATTGTCCCGCATTTGCAGGGCGTTGAGATCGTTCCCGTAACGATAACTTTGCCAGGCTGAAAGTCCGGGTCTACAAGAGTCTCCCGTTTGCAGTCGGGGCATTGGACGACGAGCATGGGGTCTTTCGAAACCTGCAGATACGGCAACTGCTGCATGTCTTCTGGAACAACGTAGCATCCGAGCAATGGGTAACCCCGACTGGAAGACACGTTTCTGTACGTGTTCGTTACTCCGCCGATAAAGGAGAGGATGCCGTCATACGGATCTGTATCGGTGCCGCCCGCCCACGCAGAATTGCTTTGGAACCAGTACTCCCTGCCGGCGACGCAGATAGACACAATATGGGCCGGTTCGTCCCCATAGATCGACTTATACCGCTCGGCTTCATTCAGGTTGTTGCCCGAAAGATCGGACTTGAGGGCGAATATTACGTTTCGGAGCTTCTCGATTGAATGCTGGGGCACGAGTTTTCCATTGACGCGCTGCCCCGGCAGGTAACCGAACGTTGTCTGAAGGGCCTTCGCGGATTTGTGTGTGCTCTGTAGGTCTGCTGCCGTGAGAGTCGTCTTCACCTCGATCGCATATAGGACGGACTCGATCGGGAAGAGGCCCAGTTTTTCGTCTATGAGTACTGGCGGCAAGATTGCTTTATCGTAGAGCACGATGTCAATTTGGCCGGAGAGCTTCCCTGAATAGCTCTCAATAATTTGTCCTGTACCGATCCCGATGTCTGCCGGGAGCAGCGGTCGGAATAGCTCTGAAATCAAGATCTCGAGGACAGTGCCCTTTACGCCTTGATGGGAGAACCCAGCCGCCCCTTCGGCCGCGAGAATCGCGCCGCGAACTTTGTTGCGCAGCAATGCTTGATAGAGGTTCTTGTCAGCCATAGGTTTTAGGTAAGGAGCCCTCGTTGAACTAGTGGTCAAGTTTAGCGTAGAGGCTTGACACGTTCCGGTTTTCGGCGATAGACGCGCTCTGTAATTTTCCCGTCGGCATGCGCGAGCAGCGCGCGAGCGTGCTCTAGCGTCTCGGCGTCGCTGGCGCATTTGGCGCGCAAGTCGTGCTCGGTGAACTTCTCTTTGAGCTTCGTTGTGTCGAGTACCTTGGTCATGAAGTTGCGCCACATCGTGTCCCATCCGCCGGCGCGGCCCGTTTCCTCGTCGAAGTAGCACTCGCCGCGCATCGTGCAGAAGAGCCACGGCGCGATCTGCACCGGCCGCGCTGCCTTCGCTATAGAGATCGCCTCGCGCAACTCGTCCGACCATTCGATGATCAGGCGCTTGCCCGTCGAGTTTTCCGTCTTGCCTGGCGTCACGTGGATGCCGTCTTCTTTCAGGTCAGACATCGTGAGGCGCAGCAGATCGCCGCGGCGCATTCCGGTGAGCAGCTTCACGCGGATGTATGCCTGTATCGCGAGCACGCTGCCCGCCTTGCGGCGCGACTCGATCGACAGGCACTCGATGATTTCCCAGTCCTCGACGTAGCGCGTGCGCGGCTTCTCGCCGTCGAGGCGCACCTCGCCTTTGAACGGATGGCGGTCGAGATAGCCCCACTCGACGGCCTTCGTGTACGCGTGCGAGAGCACTTCAATCTCGCGGCGCGCCGCAACCTTCGCCTGGCGCTTGTCGATGTACTGGTACACGTGGCGTGGCTTCAGCGATGCGAGCGGCATTGAGCCCATCACGGCACGCAGGCGCTTGATCGCGACGCTGTTTTGCGCCTGTGTCGTGATGCTCTTCATTGGCACGATCTGCAGCGCGTAGCGGTCGAGCAGCTCGCCGATGTTCTTCGCGTCGTCGAGCGTGCTCAGGCGATCGGCCCATGTCCGATACGATTCCGGCAGCGACTTGCCGAGGCGGAACAGTTGCTTGCCGTCCCACTGTGCTTCGAGCCCGACAGGCACCTGGTAGTAGTACGCCCCGTGCTTGAAGCGCCAGCGTGCCGGCAGACCCTTATTCTCTTTCTTGCGTGGCAACGGCATTTACGCAGCGCTCCAGTCAGGCATGATGTCTCCAGCGTCGCCGCGCGCCTCGTCGGCGCCGAGCACCTGCTCGACGTGACGACGCGAAACGATGATGCGACCATCGGCGCGCACCTTGTGCTCAATGCCCATGCCGCGCAGCACCTGTTCTTGCGATGCGCGCTGGACGCGCCCCGTCAGCTCGACGAGTTCTTCGCGCGTCAGGAACATCGATCCGATCATCAGTTTTCCTCCTGCTGGTTCCCGTCTATGGGAGTGCGGTTACCTTGAGTCTCGTTTTTGGCTTCTGAGGGCTGAGATCGACAGTCCCGACCTAAAGCCGCAAATGCTGGCGTGATAGCATTCGGCGCACAGACCAACGGGGGGAAAAATGAGAAAAATTGCTTTTGGTGCTCTTTGCTTTGTCGCATCGCTCGCCAATGCGGCGTCATGGGAGCCGATAGGCGGCAACGACGTGACCACGATTTACTTAGCCAAGGATAGGCTGTCACTTCAAAACGGCCACTTGGTTGTGTGGTCAAAATGGGTTTACAGAAAACCGCGCAATTGGCAGGGCAAGGAATACACATACACGATCTCCCAAGACTGGGTTGACTGTTCTTCGACATCATCCGCAATGATCTCAAGTACCAACTACAGCGCATCGGGCGTCTCTGTGCACAGCGAGACCTGGGCTCCCCAGTGGAAAGCGGCCGTACCTGAGTCGACGATGGAGAACATCATTGAAACGGTCTGCAAGTAGCTGATTTATTGGTGGATTTGGCGGATTCGCTCACGCGGGTCTCCGTGGGGTGAGCGGTGACCTCTGGCATATCACGAAGAATTTCGGCGGCATCGAGCAAGCACAGGCTCGCCCCCCAGTAGTTCATATCCGCGTCGATTTGGGAGAGGCGCTGACACTCGCTTGCGCACTTCTGAAGGAACTCTTCAACACCATCTATCGACACAGCTTCCGTCGGCGCTGCCGCACCCGGGGCGACGGGGCATGCATAGAGGATGCGGGTATCGAAGCGTGACGGGTGCGCGGCCGTGTGGTCGAACGTTTCCTTGTCGCAGTCGCACCACGAGTCAGCGCGCTTGAGCTTGTTCTGATAGGTCGGCGCTTGCGCTGCATCGGAAGGGGCGATAGCGGCGCGCTTGTTCCAAGCTTCAACTGCGCCACGCTTCGATGCTTCGTGGTTGCCGGTCGGCGACTGCAGGCGCGGCCCTTTTCCCGAGCAGGTGTCGCACATCACGAAGAAGTCGACGTGATCACTGTTGAGCGATGCGCTTGAGCCGCAGAACGGGCACGGCTTGATTTGTTTCGTATCCATCGTTTCCTCAATTCGCTATGCGGCGAACAGGTCGAGCTGCGCGGCAGCTTCGTCGGTCTTTGCGGGCTGGGTGATCGGCGCGGCCTCCGCCTGTCGCCGGAATTTGAATCTCAGGTGTCCCGGTACATGGCCAGGCAGAAGGCTCAGATTCCCGAATCGCATCCCGGGCCGGAACGCTTTGGCGTGCACGAGCGCGAAGTTCGGATTGATGCGGCACAGCTCGGGCTGGTGCATCGGATACGAAAGCCTCCAGAGCTTCACCAGCCTGTCGCGCTCGGCCAGCTTGTCGACGGGCGCGCGGCGCTCACGGCGAAGCACGCGAATTCGGCGGATGCGCTCGGCGGCCTCGTATGTGGTCTCGCCATCCAGCAGCATTTTTGTCTCGACGTTGATGCTCATCGTTTCCTCGTTGTCAGGCTCGGTAGAGCGCGGTGTGCGGCTGGGCCAGGTCGGCGGGCGTTGCCAGATCAGCGAAGATCAGCTCGTGCTCGCCGAGTGCGTTCGTCACTTCGTAGGCGTAGGGCATTCCGTGCCGCAGAGGTAGTCCGCTGACACCGGAATCGCCCGGCAAAGCTTCATGAGGTTGCATAGCATTGGCTCCTTTACGCCGGCCCGGTAGCGAGATAGATGGCTCGCTGGGATGCCGGTCCGGATCGCGAGCTGCGTCACGCTCACTTTCCGCTCGGCCATCGCACGGCAAAGCCGCCGCGAGAAGGTGTCGAGCGCTTCCACTGTTTCCGCGATGTCGGGCATGGCTCTCTGCCGTTACGTGGTGGGGATCGACAGGTATTCCGCGTACTCGGGCCAGTACTTCTTCACGCTCTTCGCGTGCGAAGCGGGAGTGCTATTCCATTCGACGACCACGGCGCTTACGGTCGGCCAGTTGTCGGGGTCTTTGCCGGCTGCGACGGACGCCGCACGTTGCTTCGCGAGGTACGCGCCCCAGTGCGCGTTGAACGCTGCCGCGACCTTGTCCGCGTCCTCTTTCGTCGGCGCGGCAATCACGTCGTCGGGGCCTTGGATGTGGAGCATCCAGAGTTTCGTATCGCTCATGCTGGTCTCACTCAATCGGTTGGGGTTCAAGCTGCTTACGGACTGCTGCGGCGCGTGACTGCGAGCAGCCCAGAAACTTTCGGATCTCGGTCACGGTCGCGCGCAGCTGGCCGGCGGCTACTGCGTACATGACTCGCGTCACGTCGTCGGGCTGCTCGACCACCGGCAGGCGAAGCACCGGGGCTGACTCGACCGCGACCGGCGTCGCGACTGGCGAGGCGGCGTTACTCTCGGGCGTGACTTCCGTTACTACTTCGGCGTGACTGCCTTGCTGGGCGGGCGTTACCGCGATTTCGGTCACGGCAGCGGGGCGCAGCGCGAGCAACCAGCAGAAGCACGCGACTGCTTCGAGTATTGCGGCGAAGGCGAGTCCGGTCACGAGTTCGGCCCGTGTCGCGGCCACGCCAAAAGCGGCCAGGGCGCCAGTCACCGGATCAGCCAGGGCAGCGGCGCGCGCGGCGGCGGCGCGGTCCTGCGCGGCCTCGGAGCGGCGGGCCTCGGTCACTTCGACGTCCAGCGCGTCACGGCGGGCGGCGAGTGTCGCGCGCTCCACGCGCAGGCTGCGGCACGGCTCGAAGCAGCGGCGCTCCGTGACTCGCGCAAGTTGCGCCGTGACTCCGGCGCGCTCGGCGGCGATCTCGGCCAGGCCGCGACCGTGCGCTGTCACGACCGGCACTGCGGCGGCGCGCAGCTCGCCCGCATGCTTCTGCGCCATCAGGAAGAAGACGGCATGGCCGTAGCAGGTGGCAGCCATGCAGCCGATCCAGAGCAGGGCGCCGGCGGCGCGCACGCCACGACCGTGCGAGCGGACCAGGGCGGGCAGCAGATGGGCGGCCACGACCAGCACGACGCCCACGGCGATCCACAGCACGCGCTCGGCGAGGAACCCGCCACGCTGCCAGCCAGCCATGATCGAAAGGCACGCGGCAGTCACGGTCGCCGGGAAAGCGAGTAATTTCGAGTAAGCTCGCATCGGAACGCTACGATTCATCTGACACTTTGGAGAAGACGATGGCCGCTGCCGCGCTCTCGGCTGGAGACCACACCTTTGTGATCACGACGGTTCCCGTAACAGACGGTGGTTGGACAATTACGATCGTCCACCGGCACTTCAACGGGGACGCGCTCACAGAGGAGCGGCACGACAGCGCCGTCGTCTACGCGACCGAAGCGCACGCGCTTGAGCAAGGCCGTGCTATTGCCCGCCAATTGGCTGAGCGCTACGTTCTGTGAGCTAACCGACGTTGCAGGTCGCGCCAAGGTCGCCGAGACTGCGAGTAATGCCGGGTAAGCGCGCATGGGCATGGTCAGATCCCACGGCAGAGTCGGTGTGGCATACGGAACCACTCCGGGTCGGGCTTGTACTCCGGTTTCACGATCGCGTTCGCGGTCAGGAGCTTCCACTTCGCGCGCGTGTTGAGAACGGCGGGGCCGTCGGCGCCGTCGAGACGATCAGCCGGCGTCGTCATGACCGTGAGCTTGTCGATGATCTCGACCGGCACGGCAATGTTCGAGCCGCTGTTGTAGTAGCCGAGGTGCGCCATCACGTTTTCTTCGGTGTAGCGGCCAGCGCGCGACGTGCGGTAGACATACCCGCAATCATTCGGCGCCCACAGGGTGATGTAGCGGTGATGGCGGCACGTGTGCATGGTGCTGAGGATGTAGAACTCTTTCATGCTGCCGCCCGCGTGTTGTGCGCCTTCAATGCGGCCTTATAGCTCGCCTTGGCTTCCTTCATGGTTGCGCGCCATTCGCCTTGGACGTCGCGCTCGAAGTAGTGGTTGGCATATCGGAACATGCGGTAGACCCTGCCATACCGATTTCCCTGCTCGCCGCGATATGCTTCGCGGTGCTCAAACTCCGGCAGGCGCACGCCGCAAAGGAATTCGCCGAACGAGTCGCCGGCGCAACCGTCGGCGTCGAGATAATCCTCGTATCGGCCGACCTTGCGCACCTCGGGTTCGGGCAGCGCAGCAATCGCGGCCGCGTGGCCGCTCTCGGTCGCGGCGAACACGATGTCGCCATCGTCAAGGAAGCGCGGCGACTTGCGACGCTCCATCAGTCCAGCGCGCTCAAGCGCTTCAAGGTGGCGCATGTCGCTATGGCCATTGCCCGCGACGAAGTGATTGCGATACGACTCGCGGCGCTGCGCGCTAAGCCCCAGCGTATGCTGAAGCAGCTCGGCCTGATACGGGGTGACTTGTGTGGAGGTGCTCATGTCGATCTCGAAAAAGGACCGGCCCATACAGGCGCCGGCCAAGACACACGCCGTCACCCTCAGAGGTGCCGTCGCGAAGCTATTAGATATGGATTCCTAAGTAGATGAACAGCTCATTCATCTGCAGAGGTTCTAGCGGTTCAGGTGCAGCGGTGCGCGTGACAGGTGAGGGGCTGGTTAGCTTCTTCGCGCTCTCGCAGCTCTGCCTGAATCACCAGAAGCAGGAAAGCGGCTGCGAATGCGATCGTCGACACGCCTACGTACTTAACGAAGGCCATCACACCGCACCAGCGCGCATCGCGACGAGCAGATACCAGCTCGCGCCGACACCAGCGAACAGCGCGAATGCACCGGCCACGCGCACGACCTTGCCGTACAGCTCATCGCACGCGGCGAGTAGGGCGTTATCGCAAGCAGTTCTATTCATTTCCCGGTCCGTTTGTTATGTCGCAGCACTAAGCGGGAGCGCCTCTCTCACGTTGCGAGGTCCATGTGTGGGAGGCAACACGCTACGGGCTATTTAGAGTCGCCGCGCCGACTTGAAGCGCTCCCGCTCAGGGCTGCTTGATGAGTGGGTGAAGCGATAATACACAGGAATAACTAGTAATACAAGATAAACTAGCGAAGTGCGGTTACTTTGTCACAGCGATGGGTGCCGGGGATCTTGGGTCGGCGCCTCTGGTGTCGTCTATAACCGTAGAGTCACGTACGCGGGAGGCGACCATGACACGCGAGGAAGTGCTGCAAAGGATGGTGGCGGTAGCGCCAGATGATCAGCGGTGGGGGCCGATCGAGCGGTATGCAGACGTGCTGGCCGAGCTGGAGAGGATGCTCAGCGATCGCGAGATGGATGTGCTGGTGGACGTTGGTGCGCGGCTGGTTCGCGCGATCTATCCGGAGGTGTTTCGGACGGTGCCGACATGAAAAGCCCCGCACTTGGCAGGGCTCAATGCGCTGCTAGATCCAGTGAAATCCTTTAGCCATCAGGCCGGCGAGGCCCACTGCTGCAGTAATCAGGCCGCCCCATGTCACACGAAAATCGGCGCTCATGGACAAGCGAAGCTCGCGGATCTCTTGCTTCAAGTCCGAAATGTCGCGCTGAATGTGGTGCGTTTGTTTATGCATTTCACATACGCGTTTTTATTTTTCGGGCTGGCACATAGTGGGCGATGTAATACATCCACGAGATCTCCTCAGGCTTAAAGAGAAGGGTGCCCGGCTCGTTATACGACGACAGCTGTATCCCGCCGCGCCTTGACGTGAGGCGCTTAACCATTGTTTCACCTGTGACGAGCCTCACAAGTACGTCATCCTCGATCTCGACGTCGGTGCTCGGCTCTACAAGCACAAAATCACCCGGGTTGAACTTCGGGACCATTGACGTTCCGACCACCGGACATAGAAAAGCGTGCTGGTCGGGAGTCGCTACCTCTGCATATTCGTCTGTTGCGCCCACTGGGTAATCACCATCCGTCCAAATGCGTTCAGGCAGTCCGCCCTGGGCGCGCCCAACCGAGTAAACGCGTCGAAAGTTTTTGGCGTTTACAGAAAAAGACAATGGTAACGGATGATTACGTATTTCTGTCTTATTTCCGACAGATTTGCTACTGCTGCTTTCACCCCCGAAAAGCAAGTACTCAGGGGTGGTATGGAGGGCGTCAGCCACCTTTGCAAGGCGATCCCGCTTCGGTGCGGTGCCGCCTTGCTCCCTTTCCCATTGCTGAACCGTTTGCCAAGCCTTTACCCCCACGAGGGCGGCCAAGGCCTCCATGGACAGATTCAGCTGCTCGCGGCGCTCTTTAATTCGTCGGTGGATGCTCATGACGCGGATCGTAAGCGCAAGTTTTTCTTGCGTCACCACAGGATTTTCTTGTTCTACTGGTTTTTCTAGCATAGAATCATCAGTCATGAACGCGACCAAAATTACCGCCAAAAACGCCGCGCTGGAGCGGGCCATCGCGCATTTCGGCTCTCTTTCTGAAATGGCCCGCGCACTCGAACTTTCGGGCTATCAGGTTATCCAGCAATGGCGTCGTGCGGGCCGCGTTCCATCGCCGCACGTCCCGAAACTAGCGGCACTTACAGGCGAGAGTCGCGAAGATCTAGTGGGCTGGCCTCCGTTAGAAAGTGAGCCAATGAGTTCGTCTGACGACGCTCAGCCACCTAACGGCACATCGGACCGCAGCAACATTCACTGATCGCGTCGCTGCGCACCCGCAGTCTCTGTTGACCCACTATCCGCCTCTGTGCGCAAACCAACATTGAGAAGTACGAGGGGTAAATGAAGAAGTTCTACGCACGAATCATCCTCTTCCTGTTGGCGCCGTTGATCGAAGCTCGGCGCGCCGAGCACGCCGAGTTGGTTAAAGAGATTCGAAAGCTCGGGCGAGCGCGATCGCAATGTGATGCGCGCTTCGACGCAAAGGCGTTGACCGGCGCCATTGCTCAAGTGCGCACGGCTACACACGACGGCAAGTGCTCGACCGAGGAAATGCTCAAACGGAAAGCTTCACTGGAAGCGACTTTCGAGCAATGTCGCGTAGTAGGTCGGCAATTTCCAAATCTGGGCATTGTTGAAACACCGCTGTGAGCATCTGTTCGAAAAGTGAACGCTGCTCGTTTGTAAAGAGAAGCAGCGCGCAATGAAGCGAGTTGAAAAGGACCGTATTTTCCGCCGCTTGTTGCTGGCTCTGTTTTTCTAGCGCTGTGATGCGCTCGCTTGCCTGGATTGACGCATTTGCCAGCACGTTGATGGCTTCGTGCAGTTCAGCAAGGTCGATGTTCGTGTCGCTCATGAGGGTCCTTTGTAGAAAGGGTTGTGTAAGGACTTCCAATTCTACAGACGAAAGTCAGGACCCTCACCCAATAAGCATAGGCCGTGTCGTATGCGGCACCTAACGAATGAAATTACGAGGGGTTCAAATGCACCTTCCGCAACATCAGCAAATGCTTCGCGAAGCAGGTAAGCACGGCGGCATCGACGCGGTGATGAAGATCATCGAGAAAGAGAACGGCATTGCACTGCACGTCGAGACCGGCGACAACGAGACGCTCTCGCAGCGCGTCTTCTTTCACCAGCCCGCACGCGACATTCCGATGAAGGGCTTCACCAAGCACGTCGACTGGGCGACCGTAGAGGCGGCCACGCGTCTGGCTCAGCGCGCTAGCGGCACGAGCGCGGCGAGCAACAGTAGCGAGAACACAAATGAAGCTTGCGAACTGGCTGCTGACGTTGTTTGAGTTCGCGCAGCTCCACAGAGCGGAGCGCGCGAAGGAGATACGAGGCGAATCCCCGCGCCTCGATCGTAAAAGGCCGAACTGGCACGGCCCGAAGCAGTTCCGGCTCTAACCAGCTGCATCGACTTCATTTTCATCTTTCCCTGATTTCTTGTTGTTGAGTTGCACTTTAGTACTCCTCAAAGCAAGAAAAAACGTCTATTTGGAGTTGCGATTGAACGTGACCGATACAGCGCACGCAGTGGCGCATGACTACAAGGGTGGCTGCGAATCGCTCGCGCCGCGACTGGGCCTGTCCGGCAACGTTCTGCGCAACAAGGTGGACCCGCGCAAAGACAGCCACAAGCTGAGCCTCGACGAGGCCGTGCGCATGGGTGACCTCACCGACGACGACCGCGTGCTCGAAGCGTGGGCTCAGCACCGCGGCTACACGCTCGTGAAGTTGCCCGAGGTCGAGGGCTGCACCGACGCCGCAATCGTCGAGCTGATGGGCGAGGCCTGGTCGACGCACGGGCTGGTCGGCAAGGAGATCTGCAAGACGCTCGAAGACGGTCGCGTAGAGCACAGCGAGGTCGAGCGCGTCGAGCATCGGATCTTCAAGCACGCGCAGGTCCTGTTCAACATCGCCGCGCGCCTGCGCGGTATGGCGGAGTAACCAACATGCGAACAACAGCCACCCAACTGGCGGCATTCGATGCGCTCGACCCGGCCGCGCGCCGCTCACAGAAGCAAATGATCATCGACCTGTTCACTGCGCCCGATCTGCGCCTGACGCGCCAAGACATCGCCGACCGCACGAACATGCGTCTCGGCAGCGTCTGCGGCCGTGTACGCGCTCTGATCGACGCAGGGAAGCTCGCAGTGTTCGGCACGCGCAAGTGCGCCGCTACGGGCCAGCACAACGAAACGCTCGGCTTGCCGGCGGCGAACTGAGGGCGCCATGAGCGGATACGCGTATCAGTGGGCCAAGAGGCAGCACGTCGGCGAGTCGTCGGCGAAGACGCTGCTCAAGACCTACGCGCACTGGGCGAGCGAGGACTACTCGACCTGGGTGACGAACGACGAGCTGATGCTCGACACCGAGCTGAACATCCAGACGATCCGCAAGGCCCGCGCGAAGCTGATCGAGCTGGGCTTCATGATCGAAACCGACAAGCGCATTGGCGAGACGCGCAGCATCGTCGTGTACCAGATCCTCGCGCCGGCCGGTTCCGTGGTCGTGCAAAGCGTCGACCAGCGCAACGGCGAAACGATCTCGCTCAGCCCGCCGACGCTGGATGAATACAAGTCGAAGCAAGGTGAAAAACGAAGCCCCTCGAAAATTCGACGCACTAAGGGTGGTGAAAATTCAAGCCCCTCGAAATCTGAAGCGGCTCCAGATTCCACGCTAAGCCCCTCCAATTCCCACGCTAAGGGGGATGAAATTTCGTCTCAAGAGGGTCCAAATTTCACCCCCAATAAAGCAGTAGTAGTACAGGAGAAAGCAGAAGATCAGCAACCTGCGCGACGTGCGTCGCGAGTTGCGTTGAATTCCGAACTGCGAACGATCGAACTGCCCGACTGGTTGCCAGCGGAAGCGTGGGCAGATTGGTGCGAGCACCGCGAAGCGAAGGCGAAAGACGCTCCCTGGACGATGGCCACGGCCAAGGCATCGATCAAACGCCTGAAGAAGCTGCTTGATGGCGGCCAGTCCGTGGAAGCGACGGTCGAGGAAGCAGTGCTGCGCGGCTGGACGGGCCTGTTCCCGGTGAAGGATGCGCAGCAGCAGGGCGGCAATAGCAGCGGCGCGACGGCGGCGCCTGCGGACTGGTGGAAGACCGAGAGCGGCTATCTCACTCGCGGCGCGCAGCTCGGTGTTGACCGCGCGAAGTTCCAGTTCTTCGAGCAGTTCAAGGCCAAGGTCTGCAAGCTCGCGGGCCCTGGCGAATGGATGGAAGAGCTGCTGCGCACGGTGAGCCGTGAGAGTGAAGAGCGCTACGAAGCCCTGTACGCCTATTTCAACGACATTCCGCGCGACAAGAACGGCAACACGGAGGCTGCATGACGAAGCGCACCACATGGCCGATGGTTGTCCCGCCTGGCACGAAGACTGTCGGCACTGCGAGCGTTCGCGAGGATGCGCGCCCGGCGATGACCACAGCGCAGCGCCGGATCTTCGAGGCGACAGGCAATCGCCCGCAAGCCGATTCCGGATTCGATGAGATCGCGGATGGGGTCGGTAGCCGCCCCGCGCACACGCCGGCATATCGGGTGGAAGGTGAATCACCGCGCGATGCTGCAAAGAAGGCATTGCAGGCGCTTGGTCGACTGAAGTCGGGCGCGATGAACCAGACGGAAAAGCGCTACGCCGAGCACCTCGAAGAGCGCAAGCGCGCGGGCGAGATCGCTTGGTTTGGCTTCGAGTCGTGGAAGTTCCGACTAGCGGACAACACGTTCTATACGCCGGACTTCGCCGTGTTGCTCGCGGATGGCCGCCTTGAGTGCCACGAGGTCAAGGGGCATTGGCAGGACGACGCCCGCGTAAAGATCAAGGTGGCGGCCTATCAACACCCCGTTCGATTCATCGCCGTGACGGCAAAACCCAAGAAAGCCGGCGGTGGCTGGCAAGTGGAGGAATTCTGATGGCTGGCGTCTACAAGGGTATGCCACGCGCTCCGAAATGGAGTCCGGAGGAGGATGCGCTGCTCACCAAGCTTTGGAGCGAGCCCGCTGCGCTGAAGACCGTCGAGCACCTGTTCCCGCTGCGAACCGAAGCGGCGCTCGTCGCGCGCGGCCGCGATCTGAAGCTGCCGGACCGGCGGCGCGCGATTCCCGCGCAGCGTGCAGCCCAAGGCAGCGGCGCGCGCATCAAGGCAATCCTCGAATCGCGCCGCGCGACGACTGCGGAACTGGCGGTGCTCGCTGCGTGCTCCGAGCCGACCGTGCGCCGCTTCATCAGTGCGAACCGGGCTGAGATGCATATCGCACGCTTCCTGCCGGCAGGCGAGGATGGCCCGGGCGCTGCGGTGTGGGTGTGGGGTGCCGGGCGTGACGCGAAGCGTCCCCCGCCTAAGTCGCGCCATGAACTGAGTAAGCGCTACTACCGAAAGCTGAAGCGCGAGCGGTTCGACAAGTTTGACGAGATCCGTGCCCAGCAGCGCATTCGTGCCGCTACGAAAGCCGGCACGTTAGTCCGCCGTGATCCGCTGGTCGCGGCACTGTTCGGGAGCGCAGCTTGACCGAGCGCGAAGAGTACGACGCATGGTTCGCGCGCGAATTTGCGGGCCGCGACATTCCCGAGCTGCTGCGCGACCTGGGCTTTGTCTTTTGGCGTGACGGCCGTGCTTCGCTGATCGCGGCGAGTGGCGCGCCGGTTGAGATCCGCACGCTGCCGGAGGTGGCTCGATGATCGTCAAGCGAGCGAGAGGGCGCGGGCGGCAGTGCTGTTGGTACGACCGGACGAGAAAGACTCGAAGCCGCCTGTATCACGTTATCGGTCTATCCCGTCTCGTCATGAAGGACGGCTCGTGCTGGAGGCTGATCCTGGGCCCTTGGACCTTCGCCTTTGGCTTTCGAGCCATCAAGTCGGGGCGGCACGAATGAAGCGATCAGGCTTTCAGCGCAAGCCCGGCTCGCCATTCAGCAGCTTCGCGAACCGCGCCACGGCGGCGCGCCGCACGACGATGAAGCGTCGCGCAAAGAAGCCGACCGTCGCAGAGGGTTCGAAGTATCTGGGGGCGTGCCGCGGCGAGCCGTGCTACCTGCGCGTGCCCGGTGTGTGCCGCCTGAACCCGAGCGACGAAACGGTGGTCCCGTGCCACGAGAACAGCCTGGTGGCGGGCAAGGGCATGGGATTGAAGGCGAACCACGCACGCACGGTGCCGGGCTGCTACTGGTGTCACGTCTGGCTCGATCAAGGCCCGGCAGAGCGGGCAGCGAAACAGTCGGTGTTTCTACCAGCGTTCGAGGAATGGGCGCCAGTGCGCGCAAGAAAGATGGGATTGCAGGAGGTAATCGCTTGAGGCTGCTGATTGATGTGGAAGTCGAGACGAAGAGCGGCACGCAAGTGCAGTCATTTGAGACGACGGTGTACGTGCTGCGGCGCTCGGTCACGAAGGGCGTTGCCAGCGAAGACGTAGTGCTGGTCGACGCGTACATCCCGCCCGGCTACCGCGCCGGGATCTCGGGGCGGCTACACACGTGGAAGTCTGGCAGCGTGTTGCGCTGCTCGGCGCGCGTCTCACAGAACAGGAAGTCGCTGGCCGCGTTCATGGCTAGTGGCGAGAAGCGGTGGCCGTGTGCGGAGGTGAGTGAGTGATCCTCGAAGTGAAGTTGAGCATGCCCGGCGATCACTCGCGCCACGTTGGGCGCATGAGTAGCAGCCCGCCAACACAGTATGTGTTTGAGGCCACGGTGCTCGTGCTGCAGCGAATCAGGTGGGGCCCGCAGCAGCTCTACGCAGGCGCGATTCGGGTACTGGCAATCGTGCCCGAGAAGTACAGGCGACACCTGCCAGCCTTGGATTCGAAGCGGGCAACGGACTATTCGCGCGTATCTAGCGGGCTGTGCTGGTTGCCGGCAGCGATTGATGCACGAAACGTGGGCAATGCCGAAAAGGTGCGCTCGTTCATTGAGAGCGGCGAATACGAATGGACATTGGAGGAAGCAACGTGAACGCACGACACGACGGCATTTTCAAGAGCGCGCAAGAGGCGATAATGTTCGCGTGTAACTATTCCAGCCAGCAATACGCGATGTCGGCCATGGGGAAGATCCTGCAGCGCGGCGCGCAGGGCAGCGGGCGCGGGCTCGTCGGGTTGGATGGTGCAGGCCAGGCGGGCATGGTCTTCGCCGAGCTGGAGCGAATCGACTACTGGCAGCTTGCGGTGCTCGTGACTGGCCGGCTGTCTCGCCGTGAACGCTGCGACTGCAAACGGTCCTGTTGCCGTGGCTGGAAGGAAAACCCGGTGTTCGAAGAAGCGGTCAGCCAGCTAGCCGATCACATCGCGCGCGCACACCCCGTGATGCTGCCTGTGCGGTCGTTCCGTGTGGCCGTCATCAAGAAGCACTTTGGCGAGAAGGACAGCGATCCGATGGCGGTCGCGCAGGACGAGGGCATGTCGAAGCGAACAGCTGAGCGCTATGTAGGGTTGATCCGTGAATTCATCAGGAATCTGGAGAAAGACGGCATTACGCAGTTGGCTGACCGCCTCGACAGTATCGGGATGCTTGTGTCCGCAACAGCTTGACTGGCGGTAAACGCCGCCATATACTTCATTTTCATATACCGTACCGATCGTACGTACACGAAACCCGCGAGCGAAAGCAAGCGGGTTTTTTTGTCTGGTGCACTCGTTTTATGTGTGGCGCATTCCAGCGATATTGACCTAGGGTGGTAGTATTTTTTCCCCACACATCTATCGGGGACGAAATTGAAGCATCCAATCGTGTACGACGTGGTCGTTCGGCAAGAAATTGAGGCTCGCGACGAGAAGCATGCCATTGAGTGGCTTGCAGAATCGCTTCGGGCGGGCCGAGTTAGGGATATGGGATTTGAGGTCATTCGCGACGATAATGCCTTTCCTCCCAAAGACATCAGTTCGCGTGAGAAAAACGGATTCGTAGTGCTGTCGTCTGAACGTCGATACCGACTTTTTGATGAAATTAGTGCAGCTCTCGAAGCCGCTAAATCTGGTGATACGTCGAAGGGCAGCGCGCTCCTCAAAGACTTGCAGTCGGAATTCGATTACCTGAACGGCGGGATGCACATTTGCCGGTAAGCGAGCGATTTATCAGCGCCGTGTAGCGTTACTCACTACGAGATCACGCAGCCAGCGTAATCGCACTGGCGCTCTGACTATTTGCGTGCAATCGCGCACCTATAGCCCGCTAGGTTCAGGCCTTGCGGGCTTTTTGCATTTCAGTTGGGAGGGGCAAATGACGAAGTACGTGCGTCGGATTTGCGTCGAGGTCGTCGGTCCTCGGCCGGTGGTTCGCTGAATGCCCGCTCGACCACTGAGGCCATGCAAGCACCGAGGATGCCGTTCGCTCGTGGCGGACGGTAAGTCCTACTGCGATGCGCACGCCAGCGAAGAGGTCGGCTGGCAGTCAGATGCCGTGCGCGGGAATCGACACGCGCGCGGATACGGAGCGGCGTGGGACAAGCTGCGTGAGCGCATCCTGCAGCGCGACCGCCGTTTGTGTCAGCCATGCAGGCGCGCTGGTCGAGTGGCCGAAGCGTCCGAAGTCGACCATATTGTCTCGAAGGCGAATGGCGGGGGCGATGAGCCGTCAAACCTTCAATCTATCTGCCACCCCTGCCACGTTGCCAAGACGGGCAAGGAAAGGCGCTGATGGGCCTTCATGCGGGTGCGCTGGGAGGTAGGGGTGGGTCGAAAGTCGAGCTCGGCCAACCGCAGGACCGACCGGTTCGTCGTATTTTTACGCCCGCGAAAAATGAAATTTAAAGGTTGAGCGAAATATGCCCGGAGTCGCGGGCCGCTCCGGCCGTCGCCCAAAGCCCGTCGCAAAAAAGGAGGCCGCCGGCAATCCGGGAAAGCGGCAACTGAACACACAAGAGCCAGATTTCGGCCTGGTGACGAATATCGAGCCGCCAGAGTGGCTTGATGGCGAAGCGGTCGACATGTGGGAGCGCGTCGCGCCGCTACTGTGCAAGCAGAAGATTCTGCAGCTCACGGATCTTCATAACCTTGAGATTTTCTGCGCGGCCTATGGCAACTGGAGGCGCGCGCAAGCCGAGCTCGCGCGGAACGGCCCGGTAGTGTCCGGGTCGCAGGGCGGTCCAGTGAAAAACCCGGCCGCGACTGTCGTCAAAGAGGCTGCCGGCCAGATGGCGACATTCGGCGCCATGCTTGGGCTCGATCCGTCAAGCCGGCAACGTCTGATCGGGCCGAAAAAGAAAAACGAGGGCAATCCATTTGCCGCACTTCTGGGTTAAAGCATGCCGAGAGAATCCTTTCCGCTGGTCGCGAAGGCGAACCAGTTTGCGCGCGACGTCGTGCGCGGGAAGGTTCCGGCGTGCCGTTGGGTGAACTTGGCGTGCCAGCGACACCTTGACGACCTCGTTGCGAGCAAGGCGGCGACGTTTAAGTACAAGTTCGACCCGGCGAAGGCTGAAAAGAAGCTGCGCCTCATCCAGCTCATGCCGCACACAAAGGGCGAGTGGGCCTATAAACGGCAACTCGTCACGCTTGAGGCGTGGCAGGTCTTCGGCCTTGCGTGCACGTTTGGTTGGGTCAAGAAGAAGTCCGGATTTCGGCGCTTTCGCGAGTCGTATTGGGAGGTGCCGCGCAAGAACGGCAAAAGCGTGATCGCGGCCGGCGTCGGTATCGCCATGTTCACCGCGGACGACGAGTTTGGCGCCGAGGTGTACTGCGGCGCGACGACGGAGCGCCAGGCGTGGGAGGTTTTTCGACCCGCCCGCCTGATGGTCAAGCGGTCGCCGATGCTGGTCGAGCACCTTGGGATCGAGGTCAACGCACAGAATCTCAGTCGTCCCGAAGACGGCAGCCGCTTCGAGCCGATTATCGGCAATCCTGGTGATGGCGCCTCACCGTCGTGCGCGATCGAAGACGAGTATCACGAGCACGATACGAATGTGCAGTACGAAACCATGCTCACCGGCATGGGTGCGCGGCGGCAGCCCCTGATGTTCGTCATCACCACGGCAGGCGCCAATATTGAGGGGCCGTGCTACGACAAGCGGCGGCAGGTAATCGAAATGCTTGAGGGCACCGTACCTGATGACGAGCTATTCGGCTGGATTTGGACAATCGACGAGGGTGACGACTGGACTGACCCGAAAGTGCTCGCGAAAGCCAATCCAAACATAGCGATTTCGGTCTATCAGGAGTATCTGGAGAGCCAACAGCAGCGCGCGATCAAGTCGGCGCGCTTTACGAACACGTTCAAAACGAAGCATTTGAACGTGTGGACGTCGGCGAAGGCCGGCTATTTCAACGTCGAGGACTGGCGTGCATGTGAAGACGCGACGTTGACGATCGAGCAGTTCGAGGGCCACGACTGCATGCTCGCACTCGACCTTGCGCGGAAACTTGACTTGAACAGCATGGCCCGCCTGTTCTGGCGGGACATCGACGATCGGCGCCACTATTACAGCGTCGCGCCGCGCTTCTGGGTGCCCGAGGATACGGTGCGCAACACCGAAAACCGGCGCATGGCGGAGCGTTATCAGAAGTGGGTGAACACGGGGCACCTGATCGAGACACAAGGCGCCGAGATCGACTATCGCGACATTCTCGAAGAGGCAAAAGACGCGAACAGGCTTTGCCCTGTGTTGCAAACGCCGATCGATCCCCACGGCGCGACGAATCTCTCGCACCAGCTCGACGACGAGGGGCTAACACCGGTCACGATCGTGCAGAACTACACGAACATGTCGGACCCGATGAAGGAACTGGAGGCGGCGGTTACCTCTGGTCGGTTCCACCACGACGGCAATCCGATCATGACTTGGTGTGTAAGCAACGTGGTCGGAAAAAACGTGCCGGGCAACGATGACATCGTGCGCCCGATCAAGCAAGGCAACGACAACAAGATCGACGGCGCGGTCGCGCTGATCATGGCGATCGGCCGGGCAATGCTCGAAGGCCAGGCGCCGGATCTGGATGGATTCACGTCCAACCCGATCGTCGTTAAATGGTGACGCAGGCCGCCAGAGGGAACCGAATTGAAGACGAAGATTGGACCGATTGCGCGCGTGAAAGCGGCGATGATCAGGGCTGTCACGTCCAGCACCGGGACGCTCGTCTCGTTGACAGACGGCAGCTTCTTCTCCCGCTTTTTCGGCTCGCCCAGCGCATCCGGCGCGATCGTAAGCACAGATTCTGCGCTACGGGTCGCGACCGTGTGGCGCTGCGTGAACCTCATAGCGAGCGCTATCGCAACGCTGCCCATTAATGTCTACCAGGACAACGCAGCGGGTGGTGGGCGTGTCGTCGCGAAAGATCATCCGTTGCAGTTCCTGCTGCACAGCGAGCCTAACAACGAGCAGACGGCAGTCGAATTCTTCGAATTCGTCATGCTGAGCCTCCTGCTCGCTGGCAACGCGTACGTCTGGAAGCAGTGGAATAGCGGCGTCGGCGGAAGTCGCAGGATTTTGAACCTGATTCCGCTCGTACCGCTCCGCGTCTCGGTGAGCAGGCAGAAAGATGACTCGCTGCAGTACAGCTACGTCGACTTCAACGGGAACGTATACAACGGGCTCACGAAGAACGACATCCTGCACATCAAAGGCCCATCTCTCGACGGAATGATGGGGCTTTCGCCGCTCAGCTACGCGCGCGAGGTCATCGGGACATCGATTGCAGCGAATACGGCGGGCGCCACCGTGTTCAAGAACGGCCTGAAGGCGTCAGGCGTGCTGCAGAGCGACCAGATTCTGACGCCAAAGCAGCGTGAGGATCTGCGCACGAACATGCAAACGTTCGGAGATGCGGGCGGCGTGATCACTCTTGAGGCGGGTTTCAAGTATCAGCAGATCACCATGTCGCCCGCCGATGCGCAGCTTCTCGAATCGCAAAAGTTCAACGTCGAAGAGATCTGCCGTTGGTTCGGCGTGCCGCCGCACATGGTGGGCAGTACGTCCAATTCGACGTCGTGGGGAACGGGGCTTGAGCAGCAAACGCTCGGGTTCCTCACGTATTGCTTGCGGCCATGGCTGGCGCGGATTGAGGACGCGATCAAGCGGAGCTGCTTCACCGATGCCGAGAAGGCGAAAGGCTACTACGCGGAGTTCAGCGTAGAGGGCTTGCTACGCACGGATAGCGCGGCTCGCGCGGCTTACTACTCGACGCTCACGCAGAACGGAATTTACACGCGCGACGAGGTGCGGCGCCTCGAAAACATGCCGCCAAAGGGGGGAAATGCGGAGGTTTTGACGGTGCAGTCCGCGTTGCTGCCTCTCGACAAGCTCGGTCACGCGTCGGCGCCAACGCCTGCGAAGGTCACGCAGCAGGATCCGATTGACGAAACGGGGAAGGTCTGAAATGCAAATTCAAACGAAATCGATCGACTTCAAGTCGGACTCGCTCACGGAGCAGGGCACATTCTCAGGCTACGGCAGCGTTTTTAACGTGGTCGATAGCTGGGACGACATCGTTGCGCCCGGCGCGTTCACGAAGAGCCTGCAGAATCTTGCCAGCAAGGGGCGTGCGGTGCCGATTCTCTGGCAGCACGACACCGAGAACCCGATTGGTGTGTGGAGCGGCCTGAAGGAAGACAGCGTCGGCCTCTTTGGTGATGGCGCACTCTGGCTTGACGATGCAGCGAGCGCAAAGCTCGCCTACAAGGGCATGCAGTCGCGAGCTATTACGGGCTTGTCGATCGGCTACATCACACGATCGGCGGACTACGACCAGAAGACGGGCATCCGGACGCTCAAGGAGCTCGACCTGATCGAAATTAGCGTGGTCACGAACCCCGCTAACGACGAGGCGCGCATCACGAACTTCAAGTCGCGCCTCGCTGAAGGGGCACTCACAGAGCGCGACTTCGAAAACATCCTGCGAGAGGCTGGATTTTCGAGGTCGGACGCAGTGGCGATTACGAATCACGGTTTTAAGAGTCTGCTCCAGCGGGATGCTGGCGCGCATAGCGAAGAAATCAAGGCAGTTTTCGATGCGTTCAGCATCCCCAATCTTTAATTCAGGAGCTTTCAAATGGATGCAACCGAAATCAAGGCTGGTCTCGATAAGATCAGCGACCAGGTGCGAGAGCAGGGCGAAAAGGCCCTCGCTGAGGCCAAGAAGGGCGTCGAAATGGCGACTGGCCAGAAGGAGCGCATCGATGAACTGCTCGTGAAGCAGGGCGAACTGCAGGCGCAGATGGATGCTGTGGAGAAGAAGTATGGCCCCGGCGCTGGCGGTGGCCGTCCGGAGCACAAGTCGATCGGCCGACAGTTTGTTGAGTCGGATCAGTTCAAGGCGATCGCAGCTGGCCAGCGAGGCGCGCCCGCAAATCTCGCGGTAAAGGCGATCACGAGCGCGACGACGGCGGGCACAGACGGCAACGGCGGCGTGACGGTATATTCGCAGCGCCTCCAAGGGATCCAGATGCTGCCGGATCGTCCGCTAACGATGCGCGACCTGCTGGCGCCGGGCACGACGAACTCGAACCTGATCGAGTACGTGAAGGAAACGGGCTTCACGAACAACGCCGACTATCAGGTCACCGAAGGCGCCGCAAAGGCGGAGTCGACGATGCAGTTCGCACCTGCTAGCGCTGCAGTCTGCACGATCGCGCACTTCGTAAAGGCATCGAAGCAGATCCTCGATGATTCGCCGCAGCTCGAATCGATCATCGACAACCGCCTGCGTTACGGCCTAGACTACAAAGAAGATCTGGAGCTGCTCTTTGGCTCGGGCGTTGCCGGCCATCTGCATGGCGTGTATGCCCAGGCAACCGCCTACGCTGCGCCGGCCGGCGTCGTCGTCTCGGATCAGAACTACGTCGACACGCTCCGTCTCGCGATGCTCCAAGCGGCGCTGGCGCTCTACCCGGTGACCGGTTTCGTTCTGAACCCGACGGATTGGGCGCAAGTCGAGCTGACGAAGGATTCGCAGGGCCGCTACATCTTCGTTTCGCCGGGTGGGTTGGCTCAGCCGTCCCTGTGGGGGCGTCCGGTTGCCGAATCACTTGCTATGACGGTTGGTCAGTTCCTGACGGGCGCGTTCAAGCAGGGTGCCCAAGTGTTCGACCGCGAGCAAGCGAACGTGCTGCTGTCGAGCGAAGACGGCAACAACTTCACGACCAACATGGTCACGATTCGCGGCGAAGAACGTCTCGCGCTTGCCGTGTATCGCCCGGAGTCGTTCATCAAGGGCGCGCTCAAGCCGGCGACTGGCGGCTAATCGTCGAGCGGCGCGCCTGAGACCTTAGGATGCGCCGCCGTTCTACGGAGGTTCGCGTGCAAGTCAAAGCGATAGTCCTCCAACCCTTCCAGCATGACCGTTTCTACCGGGTCGGTGAAGCGGTCACGTTGCCGAAGATCGTTTTCGACGATCTGCTGCCGCGCGGGCTGGTTGCGGAAGAGGCGAAAGCCGAGCCCGAAGCGGCTCGCAAACCGAAATCGAGGGTGAAAGCGAATGGCTGATCCGACGCCGGTGGTCTCGCTCGATCTTGCGCTCGCACACCTGCGCGAAGACGCGGGCGCGGCCGATGCGCTGATCCAGCTGTATATCAGTGCGGCGGTTCAAGCGACTTCCAATTTTCTCAATCGCACGATCTACGGCAGCGACGAGGATATGGAGGCGGCAATCGAAGCAGGAGCCGCTGGTGCCGATCCGGTCGTTGCTGATGACGCCATTAGAGCTGCGATCCTGCTCACGCTGGGAAAGCTGTATGCCTACCGTGAAGATGCTGTGGTGGGAACCACCAAAAGCGTCATGGACCTTCCGGGAGGCTCCAAGCTGCTCCTTTTTCCCTACCGAACCGGAATGGGTGTTTGACCATGCAGGCTGGAAAACTGAACCGACGTATCACGATCCAGCGCCAGAGCATTGAACAGGATGAAGTTGGCCAGCCGGAGCCCGTGTGGATTGACGTGGCGGCCGACATATGGGCCGGCATTGCGCATAAGACCGGGCTCCAGACGCTCAGCGGTAGCGCCGAGGTCTCCGTTGTTCAGGCAAGCATCCGTGTGCGCTATCGCGTGGATCTCGCCGCAGGCATGCGCGTCTTGCACGGCGAGACTGTCTACAAAGTCGCGGCTGTCTTGCCGGACGAAGAGGCGCGCGAGCACGTCGATCTCGTGTGCGAGGTGACCACGTGAGCATCAAGATCGATCTTCGACAACTGAAGGCCGGGCTCGCCGCCGAGCGAAAGCGAATTGCGGACGCGGCCCGCCCGGCCGCCCAGGCCGGCGCGCAGGTTGTGTATGACGCTGCACGGGCGCTTGTGCCGGTGTCGCAAAAGGGCCACTGGTTCTATGGCACGTCCTACAAGAAGACCGGCCAGAAGTACTGGTTCGATGCAGGATCGCTGCGCAACTCGATCTACCAGGTCTATTCGCAGGACAACAGCAGCGACAGCAAGGCTACCTATCACGTGAGCTGGAACAGCAAGAAGGCTCCCTATGCGTGGATGGTCGAGTTCGGTACAAGTAGGGCGGCTGCACACCCATTTATGGGCCCTGCGATCCATGACTATCGCGACATGGTGGGGCAAGCAATGCGGCAACGGTTTCTGCAGGAGGTGAAGGCATGAGCATGGAAGCCGACCTATTCAACCTGCTGACGGCGATCTGTCCGCGTGTGTATCCAGATGTGGCGCCGAGCGGTACTGTCGCGCCATACGCGACATGGCAGGGCATCGGCGGCGTCAGCCTCCGCTATACGGACGGCACTGCCGCGGACAAGCGAAATACGTTCATGCAGATCAACGTCTGGTCAAAGACGCGGCTCGAAGCAAACACACTGATCCGACAGATTGAGGATGCATTGTGTGCATCTTCTGCGCTCACGGTCGAACCGCAGGGCGAGCCTCTGGCGTCTCATGAGCCAGACGGCGACCTGTACGGGAGCATTCAACGATTTTCGATTTACAGCAGCAGATAGCGCTGCTGCTACCCAACTGCCCGTGAGGGCGCAAACCACCGCCTCCGGGCGGTTTTTTTTCGTCCAAAGGAAAGCAACATGGCACAGGTACCGACTGGCAGCACCTTTTACATCGCATCGGCAATCGCCGCTGCAAAGACGGTTTCGGCTGTCACCAATGCCTCGGAGGCTGTGGTGACGTCCACCGCACACGGCTTCAGCGCCAGTGACATCGTCGTTATGTATTCCGGCTGGGGCCGACTCAATCGTCGCGCGTTCCGCATCAAGTCGGTTCTGACCGACTCGTTCGTGCTCGAAGGCATGGACACCACCAACACGACGTTCTTCCCGTCGGGTACCGGTGTTGGCACGGTGAGCAAGATCACGACCTTCACGCAGATCACCACCGTGATGAGCCCGTCGTCGAGCGGCGGCGATCCGAAGACCGTCACGTACAAATTCGTCGAATCGGACACCGAATACAGCATCAACGACGGCTTCGCCGCGACCAGCTACTCGATGGATCTGGACGCCGACTCGATCGGCAGCGCCGGTTACACGGCACTGAAGTCCCTGACCGACGTGCAGACGGACACGGTTCTCAAGATCGTGACGCGTTCGGGCTCGATCCTGCTCGTGCCGTGCACTGTGGCACTCAACGAGGCCGTGTCGTTCCAGGACGGCCAGATCAATCGCGTGAAGGCCAGCTTCAACGGCAACAACCGCGCTGTTCGCTACGCATCGTAATCGGGCAATCGCCCATCCCTAGCACCGACCGAGGCGCCGTCTTCCTTCGCGGGAAGCGGCGTCTCGGCACGGGCATTTCAACACCCCGCGAAAGGTAAAAAGACATGGCAAAGATCGTCCTGGGCAAGCGCCCGCAGAACTTCAAGCACACCGTCAAGTTTGTGATGTTGGACGGCACGGAAGCCACCATCGACGTTACGTACAAGTACCGCACGCGCACGGAATATGGTGCGTTTGTGGACGAGGTTGCGGCGGCCGCGAAGCAGGATCGCGGCAGCGACGAGGACTTCTCGTGGGCCCGCGTGATGGAGAAGACCGGCGCATCCAATGCCGAGTATGTGATGCAGGCGGTCGAGGGCTGGAACCTCGACGAGGAATTCACGCTCGAGAACGTCCAGCAGCTGGCCGACGAGCTGCCGGGTGCGATCTCGGCCATCATGGACACGTATCGCAATGCCATCACCCAGGGCCGCCTGGGAAACTGAAGGCTGCAGCGCAGTCGCTGTATGAGCGGATGCCGAGCGCCGAAGAGCTGGAGGCCTCTGGCTTCGCGCTGGAGGACTTCGAAACGGAGCCTGTAGAGGTGTGGCCGGAGAACTGGCCCGCCTTCAAAGTCTTCAGCGATCTGCGCACGCAATGGCGCGTAAGTGGAATGGGTGGTGCGACCGGGCTGGACTACAACGTCCTGTTCCGGAAGCTGGACCGCATGAATCTTCCGCCGGATGAGTACGATCAGATGGAAGACGACATTCGTCTCATGGAAACGACTGCGCTGTTACTGATGTGAGTAAGCCCCGTTCGCGGGGCCTTTTTTTTTGGAAAAGCCATGTCCGATTTGAAGATTCAGGGCGAGGTAACGTTCGACACCACCTCAGCCGATCAGGCGCTAGGGGACGTAGAGCAGCGCGCAAATCGGATGGCCCAAAGTGTCAGCCAGGCCGGCGACAAGGCGGGCAAGGCCGTCAGCGGCATCGGCGATGGCGGCGAGCAATCGTCGCAGAAGGTCGATGCTGCGACGCGCAGCATGATCCAGTCGATCCAGCGCACGACGGCGGCGATGGAGGCCGGCAGCAAGTCGAGCGCGCAGTACTACACGGCGCTCGCGCAACAGCGCGGCATCTCGACCGATGCGCTCGCACCTTATCTCGCTCAGCTCGATGCAGCGAAGGCGAAACAGGACGCTGCTGCGGACTCGATGGCTGGTGTTGCGTCCGCCGCGCAGAAGTTCATGCAATCGCTGCAGGGGCAAACCCAGGCTCTCAAGGACGAAGCAGCTACGTTCGGACTGAGCAAAACGGAGCTGCTCGCCTATCAGGCGGCTAAGCTCGGCATAGCCGAAGCGGCCGCGCCGCTGATTGCACAGATCTCGCGGGAAGAAACCGCGCTCAAGGCGCTCCGCGAATCCACGTTGAGCGCGAACGCGGCGGTGAATGCGTTCGGCGAAACGGAAGCGCAAGCGGCTGCTCGCATCGGCGATATGGTCGCGCGCTCCCGCGATGCGCAGGCTGCGATGAACGCTACCGCGTCTGCTGCGACCTCGGGCGCAGCTGGGTTTTCAGCGTTCAACGCCTCGGCCGAGCAGACGCGAGCGACCATCTCGGCTCAAACGGCTGCAATGTCGCAGACGACGCGCGAGATGGCGTCCATCAATGAGCAGATGGACATCTTTCGCGCCACTGCAGCTCAGGGAACCACGAGTTTCCAGACCCTTTACGCACAGTTCGATCGACTCGACCTGTTGATGGCCAAGGGCAAGCTGACCATGGAGGAGTACGACGCCGCGGCGGGAGCGCTTTGGAAGGACGAGGAGCGCCTGCAGCAGCAGGTTGGCGCGCTGGTCGGTCGATACGATCCGCTGAATGCAGCGAATCAAAAGCTCGTCGCTTCGCAGTCGCTGCTCGAAGACGCGTACAAGAATGGCCAGGTATCAGCCGATCAGTACGCAAAGGCCCTCGCTGGCATTCAAGCGGACAAGGCAGTTGTCCAGCTGAAAGAACTCGCTCAGCAGGAGGCCCAGCTTGAGAAGTCGCTCAAGTCGGGTCAGGTTTCGTGGTCCGACTACAAGAAGTCGCTCGCTGACATCAATGCAAGCAAGTCCGGCCTGAAAGAAATTGTGGCTGGCGCAAACGACGGCGCTAGCGCGATGGATGGACTTGGCACCCATACCAAGGCCGCGCGCACGGAGTTTTTGCGGCTCGTCAACGACGTCGCGACCGGCAACTTCGGGCGGTTCGAGCAGAGCGCGATGGTGCTTGCTGAGCAGATGGATTTGCTCGGTGCGGTGACCAGCCCGCTGGCGCTCGGCTTCGCAGCAGTCGCAGTGTCGGTCGGCGCATTTGCCGTCGCGGCATACAAGGGATATGAGGAGTCCGACCGACTGAACAAGGCGCTCGCCTCGACGAGCAACTATGCGGGACTGACGGCGGGCCAGATCGATGCAATGGCTCAGAGCCTTGGGGCCTCGACTGGCCGAGTCACCGAGGCAGAAAAGGCGCTGACTGCGTTGGCCGCATCAGGGAAATTCTCGGGCAGCGAACTCGAGTCGGTTGCGGCTGCGGCTATGGCCATGTCCGAAGCTACCGGAGAAAGTGCCGACACCGTTGTGAAGCAATTCGTTGCGATGGCTGATGACGTGACGAAAGGCGCAGCGAAGATGAACGAGCAGTATCACTTCCTGACGCTGGCCCAGTACGACGAAATCAAAGCGCTCGAAGAACACGGCGACAAGGCCGGGGCGATGAAGGTGGCGGCTGACGCTCTTACCTCATCGCTTGAAAAGCAGAAGGTTCCGCTCTCCGGGCTGCCTAAGCTCCTCAAGGAGGCGGAGACGTCGTGGTCCGACTTCTGGCGTGCGGCCATGAATGCCGGAAAGTCGGATAGTCCTGCGGACGCGGTTAACAGCGCCCGCGCCGCGGTGGAAGATTTCCAGACGCAGATTGCCGGCCTCAAATCGGCAGGAGTGACGCCGAACGCAAGCGTGATGGATCACCTTGCCAGTCTCCAGGCTAATCTCGCGGCGGCAGGGCAGGAGGCGGCGCTGCACGCGGATTCGGCGGGCATCCAGAGCATGTTGGCTGAACAGCAGCAGGCCGGCATGGTTGCCTCGCAGAAAATTTCGGAAATGCAGAAGAATCTGCGCTCGCGCGAGCAGATTCGCGACGACGAAATTACGAGCATTCACAAGTACTACGCCGCGGCTCGCGCTGCGGCGCAGGCGAACCCTGATCAACTTGACCCGGCAAACTACTCGGAAGCCGCCGAGAATGCGACGGTTGCCGCTGCGGTGGCGAATAGCGCTAAAGGCGGGTCGTCGAAGGCGGCGAAGGCTGCGGATGCCCAGGAGGCTGCATATTCGTCACAGGCGGCAGCGATTCAGGCGGACATTGCCGCGCAGCAGCAGCAGCTTGCGCTGATGGATAAGTACGGGGTCAGCGTTGGCAAGGTGTCGGAGCAGGACAAGCGCGTGCTGGAAATCGAGCAGCAGCTTGCGCTTGCGCAAAAAGATCGCCCTGGCAAGTTGTCAGATGCGCAAGAGCAGGATTTGCTGCAAAAGGCACAGCAGGCGAAGGCGCTGGCAGATCAGGTCGAAAAGCAGAAAGAGTACAACGCGCTTACAACGAAGTGGGCAGAGTCGGAGGATGCTGCGCGCGCCGGGCTCGCCGACGATCTGGCCATGTATGGGGCAGAGGGCGAAACTCGCAAGGCTATGGCGGTGACGCTTCAATATGAAGCGGACGCGCGCAAGATGCTTGATGCGGAGCGCGCGAAGGGTATCAAAGTTACGCAGGAGGACATTAGCAACGCCATGCGCGAGGCGGACGCGCGCGCATCGGTTATCAACTCGGTGAACGCGCAACGCGATGCGCTGGCCGGAGCGTGGGAACTGGAAAAGCAACATGAGCAGTTTCAGGCGAACTCGATTGCTGACGCGCAGCAACGCGCTGACGCGTTGACCGCTATCGAGGCGAAGAAGTGGCAGGATCTGATTCAGCAGGCTGGCGACGGCACGGAAGCGCAAAAGAAGCTGATTGCGGCCTATGAGCAATGGCTGGTGGATCAGGAGCAGTCCTACAATATTCAGCAGTGGAAATCGCTCGTCGATGGCATTGGCACGGATTTCCACAACGGATTCTTTCAAATGCTGAGCGACGGGGAGGCGGGCTGGAAGTCCTTCACGAAGTCGCTAGCAAACACGTTCGAAGTCACGGTTGTTAATGCACTATACGAAGCATTCGCTAAGAAGTGGGTGATTCAGGTTGTGGCCGAGATCGCGGGCGTTACGCAGGGCGATGCGGTCAAGAATGCGCTACTGGGCACGAACAACACGGATGGCACGAGCGTATCGCAGCTTTTGGCCAGCGGCGGCTCGCTGAAATCGCTGTATGACTGGGCGGCTGCAAAATCGGCCATCGGTGATGCGACGAACGGCGTTAGCTCGGTCACTGGCTCAAGTTTGGGCTACAACGTGGGCAGCGCCAGCAGCTATTACAGTGGCGGCGGGGATTCCTACAATTTCAGCGGTGCGGGGCTGGGCTATAACTCGACGGGCAGCAGCAATCTGCTCGGGACTGGCATCAGCGGCAGTGATGCGCTGGGCGCTCTGGGTTCGGCAGCTTCGGGCTACGGTATCGGCAAGGTGATTGGCGGCACTACTGGCTCTGAAGTCGGGGGAAGTCTCGGCGCGCTCGCCGGATCGTTCGCCATTCCAATCCCGGTGCTGGGTACCGTTATCGGCGGCGTGGTTGGCTCCGTGCTGGGTAAGGTAGTCGGCGGTCTGTTCGGCAGCGGAGAAACTCGCTACGGCGGCGTCTATTCGACGACCGACGGCACGGCAGCGAATACGAGCAAGGTTGGGACTGGCCCCAGCGGCAGCATGAACGCCACCGAAAGCAGCACGACTATCGGAAACGTCGATCTGACGTACAACACGATCAAGACGTTGGCCGGTGCGCTCGGCGGCTCGGTGGATGGACTCGGCACGTATCACGCTGGCTGGGAACTGTCTCCGAGCAAGGGCAATTCGTGGGTCGAAGCGGGCTTTGTTCAGAATCTGTCGGACACCAGTGACCGCACGCAACTCTCGGGCGTGAAGGACGCAGACACTGTCGCAACGGATTTCACGCTTGAACTGCAACGCTCGATTGTGAAGTCGCTGCAATTGGCGAATCTGGACAAGCCGTATGCGGACTATCTGGCTCAGTTCAATGCTTCTACGCTGACGGCTGACGATGTGACCAACATCGAGAACGAACTTCAGACGATGAAGGCGTTTTTCGATACCGTAAAGGCGCTGGGGCCGAGCTTCGCTAACCTGAAGAACGCAGGCACGAGTGCGCAGGCTGCAATAGCGGATCTGGCGGGTGGAATGGATACGCTCTCTTCGGAGCTTTCCTACTACTCGCAAAACTTCACGACCACGCAGGAACAGTACGCCACGCAGGCGGCCAACGTTCAGGCGCAGCTCGATGCTCTGGGCGAAGGCTCGGTGAAGACTAAGGATCAATTCAAGTCGGTGGTGGAGTCGCTGGACCTGACGACCGACGCAGGCCAATCGCTTTACCAATCCATGCTTGCGCTGGCTCCCGCTTTCGAGCAGATGATCGAAAACGCGGATGCTGTGGCCCAAGCGGCGCAGCAAGCGGCGGACGCTCAGCAATCGCTCTGGGATAACTACTTCGGCGCCGTCTACGATTCATCGCAGCAACTTGCGATGGCGCAATCGCAGATGCAAGCGAAGTTTGATGCGCTGGGTGTCGCCATGCCTCAGACCAATGCGGAGTTCGAAGCATTGGTTGAGAACATGGATACCAGCACGCAGCCGATGAAGGATCTGCAAAACGCGCTGCTGGCGTTAGCCCCGGCGTTCGGGCAGATGACTTCGGCAGCTGACCAGGCGGCGCAGCAGGCGGCGCAGACGGCGCAGGAGGCGGCACAGGCGCAAGCGTCGGCGATTCAATCCGCACTGCAAGACGTCCAGACCGCGTACGACAACCAGACGCAGGCGATTCAGTCGACGATCGACTCGCTGCAGCAGTTCATCAAGACGATCGGGGACTTCAAGAACTCGCTCGCGCTGGGTGACCTGTCGACGCTCACGCCCGAGCAGAAGTATCAGCAGGCGAAGCAGCAGTTCGAGTCTGTTTCGTCGGCGGCGGCCGGCGGCGACACCACTGCGCAAGGTCAGCTCACGCAGGCGGCTCAGGATTTCCTGACGGCTTCGCGCGACTACAACGCGAGCAACACGGGCTATGCGGCCGACTATGAGGAGGTGCAGAAGGCGCTCGACGCAAACACGTCGGCCGCTGAGCAGCAGCTCACCATGGCGCAGCAGACGCTCGCAGCGGACCAGCAGATGGTGCAGGGGATTCTCGACCTGAACCAGACCACGCAGTCGCTTGCCGACGCGCTCAAGGCCTACTTCGCCGCGCAGGTGGCAGCGGGGCAGGCCGCTTCGGGCACGAGTGGCTCGCTCGGTACCGGGCTCGACTACACGCAAGCGAACGGTGTGGTCGATTACGGCAATTCGGGCGGCTACACGCTGTCGTCGGGCGGTGGAATCACGTTCACGGGCGTATCGGACGCGAACCTTCTGGCAGCTGGGCAGCAGGTCGCGGATGCATACCAGTACATCGACCCGGTGCGTAACGCGATGTCGTCGATGGTCCACGACTTCGCAAACATGGGCGAATGGAGTGCAGCCGAGAGCGCAGCAATTGCGGCGTATCAAAACGGCGCGTCGCTGCAGGATGCAATCGACCAAGCGCTGAAGGTCAACGGCTCGCATGCGGGCGGTCTGGACAGCGTGCCTTTCGACGGCTACCGCGCCGAGCTTCACAAGGGCGAGGCGGTGGTGACGTCGGCGAACAACCAGAAGTTGTCGCGGCTGCTCAGCGGTGACTATTCCGGGTACGGCTCGGAAAGCACGACGGCGCTCATTCAGGAGATTCAGGCGCTTCGCTCCGAAGTGCAAAGCCTGAGGCAGACCAGCCAACAGATCGGCCTCGCGCAGTTGGATCAGAGCGCGAAGCAGCATGTCGAGCAGCAGACCACCCTTGAGAAGTCGCGCAAGGCGCTCAACAACGTGGAGAGCAACACCCGATGACAATCGCAGTAGAAATCAGCGCGTGGCAGCTGTCATCGGGCGCGGTGCAGACCCTTCGCTTTGCGAGCGAGGGGTTCACCACCACGCCCGGCGACACGCCAGGCAACGCGTTCTTCGACCCTCGCCTCGCGGACTCGCCGTCGCTTGCGCGCACACTCTTCGATGGCGCCGCGACTTACGGCGCGTCGCGCGTTACGCCCGGTTCAATCGATCTCGTGAACGCGGACGGTGGAATCGATTCGCTGCTTACTGACTACGCGTTCGACGGGCGCGCGTTCACGGTGCGGCGCGGAGACATCGGTAAGCCATACAGCACGTGGACAGTGGTGATGTCCGGCGTGCTCGACGACGTGCAGGTGTCGGACGACGAGATCAAGATCCAGATCCATGACCGGCTTGCGCTGTTCGGCAACGCGCTCGACCGTCCGAAATATGCTGGCTCGAACGTGCTGCCCGCAGGACTGGAGGGCACGACGAGCGACCTGAAGGACCAGTACAAGCCCCGTGTTTATGGCAGCGTGCTGAACCTCCCGGCGAAGGCGGTGAACACGTCGAAGCTGATCTACCAGGTGTCGGACCAGAACTGCACGGTGTCGATGGTCTACGACAACGGCGTGGCGCTCACGCGCGACGCCGACTATACGGACCTCGCCACACTCCAGTCGACTTCGCCGGCCGCGGGGCACTTCAAGTGCTATCAGGGTTACCTGCGGCTCGGCAGCTCGCCGGCGGGGCAGGTGACGGCGGATGCAGCGACGGCTGAGACGCGCGCGGCCGCGCTGATGCAGCAGATCGCGCTCGACGCGGGCATTTCCGCCGCTGACGTCAATGCGGCGGATGTGGCGGCCCTGAATGGGGCGAATGCTGCGGTCGTCGGTGTCTGGGCGGACGGCGATGCGACGCCGCAGCAGCTGCTCGACGCGCTCGCGAATAGCGTCGGAGCTTGGTACGGCTTCGACAGACTCAACCAGTTCCGAATGACGCGCCTCGATGCGCCTAGCGGTGCAGCGTCCGTGACGTGGGATCAATTCCAGCTCACGTCGGTGGACGTGCAGGCGGCGGGCATACCGTCGTGGGGCGTCATCGTCGAATACGGGCGCAACTATACGACTCAGACGCAGCTCGCGACGAGCGTCACTGCTGATCGCGTCGCGTGGCTCGCGCTGGACTACAGGCAGTCGGCGTCGGAGGACGCGACGATCAAAACCGCTTGGCCTTCATCTGACGAACTCACTTTCGAGACCGCGCTAGTCAATCAGGCGGACGCGTCGGCCGAGGCGACGCGCCGTCGCGCACTCTATGGCGTGCGGCGCATGACGCTCACGTGTGAGATTCCGTTGTCGGAGTTGGGGAGCGCAGACCTCGGCGCCGTGGTTGCGCTCTCGTGGTCGCGCTACTCACTGACTGGACGACTGTTTCGCGTGATCGCGCTCGACGCGGGAGCCGATACGGAGACCGCCAAACTGACCTTGTGGGGGTGATATGGCAAACGTGCTACTGGCGTGGCCGAATACGATCGACACGGCGACGCTGTCGGGCGGCAACTGGCAGATCGCGCTGACCGCGCTGCAGGACAGACGTCTCTCGCGCGTCGCGCGCAC